TGGAGTTTTAACGTCTTAAACTGACGAGGCAAAGTTTTACTAGAACGCTCATTCTAGGAGCACTGAACGACTATGTTGCTCAACCATAGTCGGTTTACACTGGAGCATAAAATGAAGGACCTAATTGAACAACGAATTGGCCATATGTACTAAATGTGGGTGTTTCAAACAACCCAAATCTACGGTCTCCAGATGTGATGCTAAATCATCAACATCCTTCGCATTGAGACCATAATGATGGTGATAATAGAAATAAATTCCATCAGGCTCCAAGGCCTTCGTACCATCAAAGTACTTGTCATATTCATTGTTTCTCAAGGTCAACTTCTTGACATCTCCATACTTGGTTCGTATATTTTTAGCCAGGGCAGCACATGGTGGGTCGTATATACCAATCTGGGCAAGTGTGTCGGCTATCGCCAACACCCACCTCCTCGATTGTTTCGGTGTACGATCAACCATGTCCCAACCCAGTCTAGAAATAACCTTACCTATGTAGGGAAATAACAAATAGTCAGGGGATCCATTAGCCAAATAGCCTTTTGGCATAAACACGGATGAGCAATACTCTACAGAAAGTGGATTTGTGGATGTTTTGGCAGTGACTTCCATGCCAAACGACTCATAAGCCTTCATGAGTCCATCTACTCCTCCAATTCTTTTGAGCTCCGATTCAAGGGTGATTGTTACCGAATCATCACCCATGATAATCGAAATCCATGGTCGCCCAGTACCATGAATATGATGCTTCATTATCGTGTTCGTTAATGTATCCCCCACGCTTGTATCAGGCCACCCAGATTGCATAGTATAATCTATGCGATACTTGACGCCAAGTTTACTTCGACCAGTTAGTCGTTCTGATCGTTTTAACAACTTTGCACAACGTGGGATCTTATCCCTATACACCCTATCAAGGAAGTAAAATGGTCCTTTTCGCATGTGTAAATCAAACCGACTCTGATCATCCTCAATGAAAATCATTCTGTTATCATGAGTAGAGAGATCGGATAAGGTTGCTATCGCAGTGCCAAAAGCAGTGCCGATAGCTTCATTAGACATACCACACGTATAGATTACTTGACGGCCCGCCTTGACGTCATCCACACTAAAAACCGAATTTAGTGTGCGCGGTGCGAGCCCGTCGTGTACATGTTTAGTAAACTTGACTACAGTAGGACCTACGGCTGCTGTTAACTCTCTAGGACAGCCCTGGATCCATCTGGGATCTTTCATTATGTTAGTTTCTATTCCCTCATACTTCTTTAAGGCAAGTTCTCGTTTAATAAACGCAGAAGCCGGAGTACCTCTTGGGATAACATAACTATTCTCCATGAACTTCAAAAAGTACTCGCGCTTTTCAGGAGGAAAGCGTGAACACCATTGTTCATAGTCCATGGGATTCCGTACATTCTTGATCAATGTACTTAATTTTGGCCAACAAGCCCTAGTGACCTGCTTCCAGTGTTGAAAAACGTTCTCCTTACAAACCTCTTCGGTAACAGGGACTGCCTTAAACACACGACCATCAGTAGACACTTTCTCATTATGGTGGCATGCCCTATAAACTATAGGGACAAAACCATCCACGTGCCACGATGCTCGTGCGCCAAATTTTGGTTCACATACCTGTTTGGTGCATTTCCACTCATGTGGAATAACGTCTACATGCTTATACATGTACTCAAACAGGCAAATATCATTTATAGCAGTTCCTCGCAAGCGAGTAACGTTCATCGAGGCGAACAAATTAAGTAGGTTGGCAACCCCGTGAGTAGCGGGGTATAGCATAATATTCTTGTTATGGTCATAATGAAATTTCCACCCTAAGAGGGGTATGGTACAATACAAATGTAAACAATACCTTTGTAAAAAGGTATAACCACTACCCACCATCTTTGGGGACATAAATTCATATGCTGAATACAAGAATACAGCACCTAAGAGTGAAATGCCAAATGACAAATAAATGTCTTGGCCAGGGCAATAGCCCCTGATATAATAGTTAAACAGAAATGTAAGAATCATCTTGATGCATTCTTCAAATGCAACAAAATATCTCACATTCTTGTGGACTGTATCAAAGTACACATCCCATGTACTCTGCTTCATATCAATCAAACTCTGAGGTGATACACCCTCATAATATTTTATGAGATCAACCGGATTCAATGAATCAATTCCAGCTTCGACCGGCTGGAATGGATTCCACGTATTGGCATATTCAACTGCCTGATCCGGTTCAACCCACCTAGTACTTCGCTCTCGGGCTGACTGATGCCTTAGTTCCATAACCATCTTCAATGAGTCATTTAGAATAGTCTCAATCTCTTGAGATACATTGTCAACCAATGTTTCCAAATCATTGCTCAAAGCATGTTGGTTAAGGGTCCCCCGGACAATCCTTAGATCACGCTGATCGTCCAGGTTTTTCTGCATTAAAGCAGTCGAAGCAAGGGCCCTAAGGCGAGTGATTATCTGACCTGCAGTCTTTGTCTTCACCTCGACTTCCTTGGTCTTAGTCACTTTTGGTTCTTCGGCATCATGTTTTCCGTCTTTTTCTTCCAATTCCTGTACAAGCTGTGTTGCGGAAATATTAACTATTTCAGGTATATCAGGAAAGACCACCTTACATTCTACTGCAAGGTGGCCATACCTGTTACAGTTACCACACAGCTGCATTTGACTCTTAGCATTCTTCACACGCTTCGGAGTCTTAGGCTTTCTTTTCCGTTCAACGCTACCTTTGGGTGGTCCTTCCCCTGGGTAACCGAGGGTTGAGTCAAAAACCTTTTGCTTCCAAGGTTTCGCTCTACCCTTCTTAGAACGAGGACGCGATCTCCGTATCACGTCCTTAGGATGTTGTTTTCCACCAAAACCAAAGTCCTCATCAACTGGAGGACTAAGGAAAGGTTCAGGCTTGAACCTATGTTTCCTTTCCGGCTGAGCCGGTGCGCTAGAAACCGCGCTGGGATTTTGTTTGTTGGCAGATCGGAGAAACCCCCTCTTTCGAGTAACAAGCTTGATCCAAAGCTTGCGGGGCCACATTTGTGTTGACGCTGGTGCACTATTGTTAGGGCGCACACCACCCAGGATTTTTACCCGAGTCGCCCCACTGGGAGATTAACCCTAGATTCACTCGTAGCCCATACTACAGCATCCACGTCAACAGATACTAATAGTAATGGAGAGCATTCTAGGCATCCCAGAGCTGCCATAGCCTAATGCCTTCATCAGAGAGTTGCGGATCACAGCCCTACATGATGAACCCACCTTCCCCCATACCATAGCCCACCTCTGCTCTACACAGTATGCCATGTATGCAGTTGTTATCTACATACAAGCTTTCTCAAGAATGCATACTGCCAGTTACAACACAGCAGGTGTTTAATAGCCTTAAATAATATGGGGTACATAGGTTCACCTAACTCAATGAATCTGGCCGGGCAATAGACTATGCCAAGCTTTAATGATTTAACGTGCGGACTGTACGATCCACACCACAATTGTCGTCTGTTATACACTGACGAGTGTCTAGCGTCTGTTATACACTGACGAGT